GCCCCTGGCCCTGACCGGCTGGCGCCCGGAAATCACCGCCGTCCCGTGGGTGGTTGCGTCGGTCGTGCATACAATCGACGGCGGTGACGGCTTCACGACCGAAATCGACGCCGAGGAGCAGGTGAACAAGGGCAGCGGTAGCGGCGCCGGCGGCACCGAGCCCGGCGCGCTCAGCGGCACCGGGACCGTGGATTGGGGCGGCACCGACGCCGCCGCGACGGCCGAGGCGGCGGGGGCGTAAGCGCCTAGATCAGATCGTCCACGTCCAGGTCCAGGGCGCGAGCCAGGGCCTTGTAGGTCGCCACGGACCCTGGTTTTGCCCCCCGCTCGATATCGGAAATGTAGCTCTGCGGCACCCCGGCCTTCTCGGCCAACGCGGACTGACTCAGGCCGCGCCGCTCCCGCCAGTAGCGCAGGGGGGACACCTGACCGGACGACAGCCTCAGGTAGTCCTCCCACGGAATGGCGTCGGTCTCGTCCACGCGGGACGCGGCGAGGATGTCTTCCAGGTCTTCCAGGCGCTCCAGCAGGGCCTTGTAGTCGGCCCGGGACAGGGTGACCGTGTCCCCGGGGGTGGGGGAGACGGTCGCGGCGGCGGTCTCACTCATAAGCGTCTCTCCGGTGTTTGACGGTCAGCACAACCATGATGGTGACGGTGTCGGTCTCGGTGTCCAGGCGATAGATCACGCGGTAGTCCGCGACCCGCAGGCGGTACAGGTCGGACCCCTTCAGGGCCTTCACGTTCGCGGCCAGGGCGGCGGGGTCGGCGATGAACTGAGCGATCTTGGCCTCGATGCGCGTCCGCGTCTTTGCGTCGATCCGCATCAGGTCCTTGTTGGCCGCCTTGGTGATGATCAGCTTCATATCCGCCCCGCTGTTGATGGCTTCAATATATCTGTTGGATATGGGGCCGTCAAGGAGAAAAATATCTATTGGAGATAACCGTACCGTCAGAGGTTTCGCCTCAGACTGAGGAGAAACCCTCCAAAGGGTGTCCACCAATACCGACCCCCCTCTCCGCGACTACGCTTCGCTTGCCGCGTCACAGCCGGAACGATAGAGTCTCGCGGTGACCAACTGTGGCGGGGGGCTGCCGCATGTCCGACATTCAGCGGTTCATTTTCGACAACCTGACCGTCCGCATCCTGGATCAGGACGGCGCGCCCTGGTTCGTGCTGTCTGACGTCTGCGCGGTGCTGGGGCTGAAGGGCAACGCTGGCCAGCATGCCCGGCGGCTGGACGACGACCAGAAAGCTAGAGTTTCCTCCACCGTGATTCTGAATCACGGTGGCCCGGATGTCTGGGTGATCGATGAGTCCGGTCTTTACGAGTTCGTCATGCGGTCGGATATGGCGTGCGCAAAGCGGTTTCGGCGGTGGGTGACAAAAGAGGTGCTGCCCACGCTGCGCACGACCGGCCGATACGAGACGCCCTGGGCGCAGGACACCGACAGCCCTAAATCCCTTCCCCTGCCACCTCCCGGCGCGGAAGACCATAGCCACCTCCGCCCAAGCGAGCGGTTCGACCGCGAGTGCCGACGCCTCGGCTTCGACGGCGGCGAGGACTTCGCCCGTCAGGCTCGCTGGAACGGCGCCAAGCGCCGGTACTACCTGGAGATGGACGGCACTCCCAAGAAGCCGGAGGATTTCCACCTGCTGGTCGCCTGGCGCTTTGACCTCGCCTATCTGATCTGGGGACGGCGGGACGCGGCCCCGCCCGCATGAGCGGGGCACACGCCAGACCGCACATAATCAGGCGTTGTCCGTCGTCGTGATGACGGCCTTTCCCCGCGTCAGCAGCACCAGAATGCCGCCGATGATCGCGCCGGTCGCCCATATAGACGCGATGAACCCCATTCCAAGCGTGGCGCCGATGGCCATGCCAGCCTGCTCGGCCTCCGAAGCGGCATTGTTCATATCTTCACCAACGCTTGCCAACCCGCCAACCACCCAGATCAGCATCAGTACATTGAAGCCGATAAACCCCCACTTGATGATCTGACCAAAAAACCCGCGCTTGTGCGTGACGGTCTGAACCTGCGTACCCATTCCATGTCCCTCCGATTCAAGATCGCGCATCGCCACCATGGCGCGCGCCAAGCCAAGCAGAGCAGGCAGGCGCGAAATCGTCAACGCTTCGGCGTGCGCCGTCGATCACGCTTTCTTAACGCGATGCCCGTAGGGGTGCGATGCTGGGGCGCCGCACCACCCTCAGGCCGGGCGTTTACCGGCGGTCGGGTTGTGGGCCGCCGCGCGTAACCTTCGCCGCAAGGCGATCTGGCGTTCCGCCAGAGCGTCCAGGCGGTCCCCCGGCGCGGACGCCTCGGCCGTGATGGCGCCGTACCACTCTGCCGCCATCTCCCCCAGGGAGCGGTCGGGAAGCCCTTGGCCCTCGGCCCGATAGACCGCGCGAATCGTATCGACGATGCGCCCCATCAGGTCGCCGTCGAGCGGCCGGGTCGCGGCCCCGGCGTCAGCGCCCGGCGCCGGGCGCTCCCGATCCCGCGCCAGCATCGGCCCGTCTCCGGTCAGGAGCCATTGGATGTTGATCCCCAGATCGGCCAGTCGCATCAACGACTCGCCGTCCGGGATCTGCTTCCCGCGTTCGTATGAGGACACGGTGTTGCGAGATCGGCGAAGGGCCTCTGCCAAGTCTTCTTGTCGTGCATAGCCAAGCGCGTTGCGCATGGCCAGAAAACGCGCCGCCAGGGCTTGCGCATCGCGGCCTTGCTGGCCGTCTTCAGGCGCCACCATCAGCCTTCCTGCCATAAATCGGCTTGAGCCTGCAAAGCAGACCATTCATTTTGGGCTTGCGCCATGAACGGTTCGCTTGGTATCGTTCTTGCCATGACAAATGCACCTGCAACCCACGACATGCCGACCACGCCCCTCCACCGACGGGAATGGATCGCCTATCAGCTTCGGCTTCGGGGCCTCAGCTTCAGAAGGCTGGCGCGGCAAGAGGGCGTGACCCATCAGGCCGTCAGCGCCGCCGCCCTGGGCGGCAGCAGCCGGCCCTTGCAGGAGGCCCTGGCCGAAACCCTCGGCATCCCGCCCCACGCCCTGTTTCCCGAACTGTACGACCGCGACGGCACCCGCCTCGGCCGCACCCGCGCCCCTCAGCGTACCACGGTCGCCCCGGCGGCGGCGACTCACCTTGCGCCGCCCCTCACCATGCACGCCGAACCGTGCACGAGCACCCGAATCGACACGCCGGAGGTTCGGCATGCGATCTAGACCGAGTACCGAGTACCGGGCACTCAAGGCCGCCTGGCGCCGCCTGGTCGAGGAATGCGGCGGCCCGACCGCCGCCACCCACATCACCCGGCCCGGCGTCTCGTCGCTGTCCGAATACGGCGCGCCCCACCTGGAAGACCGCTATCCCCCCATCGACGCCGTCCTGGACCTGGAGACCTTCGCCGGCTCGCCCGTCGTCTCACGCCAGCTCGTCCGGTTCGTGGAGCGGGCACAGGCCGGCACCGGCGCGGCCATCGGGGACGACGTCGCCGCCATCCTCTGCATGACATCGCGCGGTCAGGTCGCTTTGGGCGATCTGGCCAGTTGCGCCGTCCAGGCCGCCGCCGACGGCAACCTGAGCGACCCTGAGCTCAACGAGCTGATCGCCAAGGCCGAGGCGCGCATGCATCTCGCCCAGCGCGATTATGACGCCCTGTTGAGCCTGCGGGAGCAGCGCGCCGGTAAGCCCCACCGCCGCAAGGGGAAGCGCACATGAGCGCCGGCGTCCACCAGCGCACCGGCCGGGGCACCGGGTCCCCGCGCGGCAACGCCGCCCGCTGCCCGGTGTGTGGAACCCGCTGCTCGACGCTCAAAACCAACCCCATCACGGCCGAGGTGACGGAGATCACCTACCTCTGCCGGAACGAGGCCTGCGGCCATATCTGGGTCGCCCAGCTCGCCGCCCTGCGCGTCATCCATCCATCCAGCCTGCTGTCCGCCGCCGAGCCTGCCGCCCCACCGGCGCCGGCCGCCGGCGGCCGCTGACCGCAGGGAGGGGGGAGCATGACGCTACGGGTCCGCCGGCGCCCATCACCCAACCAGCCCCGCCAGCACGGCAAGGGCCACTCCGCCCAGGATGTAAACCAGAACAGCCGTTGCGCGCTTGGCCCTGGCCGCTGGCAGCACAGCACGGGGCCATATCAGTCCGACGAGCCCGGCAATCCCGGCCAGCGTGGCCAGCAGCATAAGGCCGACACCAAGGCCCGCGTCGATGGCTCCGAAGGAGCCAAGTCCGAGGGCCATCAGAAGAACAACCGTCTTCGGCCAGGATACATCAAAGCTACCGCCGACAGAGGCCTTCGGGGCTTGAGAGTTGCCAATCCTGGCTTCGGCGGCTGCCAGGGCTTTGAGGCCTCCGCCTTCAGCCGGCCGCGTCCCTGTGCGTGGTGTGCCGGCACGCGGCGCGCGGGGGGGCGTCGGTGGCGCAACGGCCTCGTCTGTGAACAGGTCGAGGAATGCCTCCCGATCAATGACTTCACCGTCGTCGCCAAAGATCTCTTCGATCCGCTCCATCCGGAACGTGCGGCTGGCTCGGCGCGCCCAGCAGTAAGCCGTCAAGCTCTCCGGCGGGTCCCCGTTGACGCGGTCGATGGTGATCCACCGCTCGGACTCTTTGCCCCGGCTGTCCCGGTAGATGATGGCACATGTCCGGCGGATCAGGTCATCCGGATCGAGGGGCGCTGCGGCGTAAAGGTCCTCAACCGCCAGCATCTGCGACCGACCCTTCCGGACGTTGGCGCGCGCCAGTTCAAAGCCATCGTCTTCCCTGTCGTCCACGGATGGCCCTCCCCCACGTCGCCTGTCACAGCACACGCGACCCATTCAGCGCCGCACACATCCATAGATTCCAGCGGCACGCCCGCCTTGCAATCCTTTTCCGCGCCGCGTAGGGTCAGCGCATGGGCACACGCGGCTGGAAACCGCGTGGGTCTCGCGAGCGTAGGCGGCGCCGACCGAAAGACGGCACCCCATTTAGTCCAGGGTCCATGCGCGCATGTCCAGGCCGATAGGCTAAAGGCGTGTGGGCGCGACCTACGCCGCGTTTCCAGCCCTGGGCGCCAATGGTGGCTGGAAACCGCCAGCGGCGCTCCGATGCATTGCTTGCGTAGGAGCACTGCCATGGCGGTTGCCATTCAGGGGCGGAGTCCGTCCGCCCGCACACCCCGACTCCATCTACAGATCGCGACCGCGCAGGACCGGGTGACCGGCCATGCGTGACGACATCGCCGCCGATATCCGCGCCCGGCTGAAGCGCGACTATCAGATGCGCGAAAGCCGCGAGGGCTGGCTGCGGCGCGGCAAATGCCCCCAGTGCGGCCAGCGCGAGCTGTACGCCAGCGGCACCGCCCCTTGGGCCGTCCGTTGCGGCCGGCTCAACAAATGCGGCTATGAGCGGGACACCAAGAGCCTCTATCCCGACGCCTTCGGCCGCCTGAACGAGCGCTTTCCCAGCACCAGCGAGAAGCCCAACGAGACCGCCCATGCCTACATGGGGTTCGTGCGCGGCCTGCCCAACGACTGCCGGGGCTGGTATCGCCAGGGCCGGTTCTCGCATCCGCGCGGCGACCGCGAGACGGCGACGGTCCTGTTCCAGATCGCGCCGGACGTCTGGATGGAACGGCTCGTTGAGCCCGTCCGCATCCGCGAGGACGACGGCGTCGTCGTCCGGAAGCAGCATTTCCATGGCACCCACAAGGGCCTGGCCTGGGCGCCGCCGAAGCAGGCGCCGGGGGATGAACTCTGGATCGTCGAGGGCTGCATCGACGCCGTAACCCTGGCCTGCGCCGGCCGGCCGGCCATCGCCACGCTGTCCGCCGTCAACTACCCCGGCGAGTATCTCCAGGGCCTGCGCGATGCCAAACGGGCGCCCACCCTGGTCTGGGCGCTCGACAACGACCCCGCCGGGCGCGACTACGCGCGGCGCCATATCGCGCGGGCGCGCAAGGACGGCTGGGACTGCGCCGCCGCCCTGGTCCCCCAGGACCGGGGCAAGAAGCGAGACTGGAACGACCTGTGGCTGGCCGGCGCCCTGGCCGAGGATCGGCGCGACGAGACGCTGGAGCGCTGCCGCTTTCACGGCGACCTGTTCCTGGCGAAGAGCGCCAAGGAAAAGGGCCTGCTGATCTACCGGCGCAAGGGCGCCAACGGCTTCGCCCTGGACTATGACCGCCAGACGTACTGGTTCCAGATGGACCAGGAGAAATACAACAAGGCCGTCATGGACGGGACTATTCCCAAGGAAGACGCCGAGGACATGGCGGCGCAGTGTCACCGCATCGCCAACTGTATCGTCCAGTTCCTGTACTTCCAGCAATCCCGCCTGACAGACGAGTCCTGGTACTACACCCGGATCGACTTTCCGCACGAGCGGTCCAGCCACAAGAACACCTTTCGCGGCGCCGAAATCGCCTCGGCCAGCGAGTTCAAAAAGCGCCTGCTGTCCATCGCGCCTGGCGCGCTGTGGACCGGCTCCAGTCCGCAGCTCAACTGGATCATGGACCGCCACCTGCGGAATATTCGCGTGGTCGAGACGGTCGAATACATCGGCTATAGCAAGGAACACCAAGCCTACATCTTTCCGTCCTTCGCCATCCGTGACGGCAAGCTGTACGAGATGAACGACGAGGATTTTTTCGAGATCGGCCGCCTGTCGGTCAAGTCGCTCAATGCCTCGCTCGACCTGCATATCGGCACGCCGACCCAATACCGCGCCGACTGGCCCGATCTGGTCTATCGCGCCTTTGGCGCCGCCGGCCTGATCGCCGCCGCGTTTTTCCTGGGCTCGCTGGTCGCGGAGCAGGTCCGGGGCCTGCACAAGTCGTTTCCGTTCCTGGAAATCGTCGGCGAGGCCGGCGCCGGCAAGTCAACGCTGATCGAGTTCCTCTGGAAACTCCTTGGCCGCGCCGACTACGAGGGCTTCGACCCCAACAAATCCACCCAGGCCGCGCGCTCGCGCATCTTCACGCAGGTCTCGAACCTGCCGGTTTCGCTGATCGAGAGCGACCGTGAAGACACGATGAAGCAAAAGCAGTTCGACTGGGACGAACTGAAGACCGCGTACAACGGCCGCCCGGCCCGCGCGCGCGGCGTGAAGAACAGCGGCAATGACACCTACGAGCCGCCGTTCCGGGGCTCCATCCTGATTTCCCAGAACGCGCCCGTGAACGCCTCCGACGCGATCATGCAGCGCATCGTTCACCTGATGTTCGATTGCTCCGGCCACTCCATGGCCGGCAAGGCCGCCGCCGACGAGCTGGCCAGCCTGCCCGTGGAACGCCTCTCGCACTGGCTGGTCATGGCCTGTCAGGCCGAGGCCCGCGTGCTGGACATGGTGCGCACCCGCGCCCCCCTGCACGAGGCCGCGCTGATGGCCGATCCGGCGATCCGGTCACACCGCATCGCCAAGAACCACGGCCAGATGATGGCCCTGGCCGAGGCCCTGTGCAGCCTCTGCGAGATCCAGCCGGACCGGCGCGAAGAGGTCCTGGAGACCCTGCGCACCGCCGCCGCGCTGCGCCAGGAGGCCATCGCCTCGGATCACCCGATCATCGAGGAATTCTGGGAGATGGTCGAATTCCTCGACCCCGACCTGCACGAGGGCGGCACCACCCTCAATCACGCGCGCGACCGGACGCGCCTGATCGCGGTCAACCTCAACCAGGTCATGCAGCTCGCCCAGCAGCGGCAACAGCCGCTGCCGGCCGTCGGTGCCGATCTGAAACGGCACCTCAAGTCCAGCAAGTCACGGAAATTCCTGGGCATTC